TTTTTAACTTGCGCTTGAATAGTTTGCATAATAGCATCACGTTCTCTACTATCTTCAACAGGTTCAAGAACTCCTTCGGCATTACGTTTTTTAATAACAATACTTCCAGGATTAGCAATACTAATCATATTCATTACTCTTTCATTGTAGTTCTTTAATTGGTCGTCTTCAAATCCTTGACCAGTAGCAACTATATGAGGAGGTAAATCAAATACATTAACATCAACATAAGTAGATGGTAATGATTTAGATATACGTTTAGTTGCAGCATTAGACATTTGTGCAGCTTTTTCATATACGTAAGCAGGAGAATCTTTAGTACTCTTAGCAGTAGTTATTTCACCTCGTCCTATTGCTCTAAAACCTGCAATACCCATAGTAGTTAAACTACCATATACTTTATTTCCATAGAAAACTTCATCGTTTCTAGTAAATTTTTCAGGAGCATTATTACCAGTAGTAAATCCTACGGGACTAAGTTTAAGAACATCTGCTATTTCAGGAGCTAAACGAGTATAAGCGTCTTTACTAATACGAATATATTCTTTATCTCCTATTTTACTAAATGACACATCTTTACTAGTCAGTCCCATATCTGTTCTAAGTTTAGATATAATAGCAGCTTTACTACTATCATTAAGAGGATTAACTAGAACTGTATCGAAACTATTGCCTTTAGAATCAGTAAATAACTTATTCATTCTATTAGCATATTCTAGTTGCATAGGATTATTAGTATCAGCCATATCTCCATTACTTAATCTCTTACCTAAGAACTCCGAAGCATATTGTTCTTCTTGTGTAAGATGTCCTTTCATTGCATCTAAACGATTATTAGCATTAGCTATTCCTCTATAATAAGTATTAGCTTCATCTAATAATTGTTTCTTAGCAGCATCGGATAAAGTAACATTATTAGCAATACCTGAACGTAGTTTACTATATGCCTCATCTAAAGGAAGAGATTTAGATATTCCATAAGAAGAAAACATATTAGATAACTGACCATTAAAAGTATTTAATTGAGATTGTACTTTAGCAGGAGTATCAGGTTCTACTTTTTCTTTACCACCAATAGTAGCTAAAGAAGGAAGTAAATCAGGTTCTTTACCAGTCTTAGGTTTAGCAGAATTTTTACGAGCAGCAGCTAATAGATTAAATCCTAATTCAGGATTAATTCTACTTTCAACTTTACGATAAGCAGAAGCAGCATATCTAGGAGCAAATAGGTTCTCTTCAAATTCTCTCTGTGACATAATAGTTCCGTCAGGCTTAGTAACAAGATTATTCTTATTACCTTTATTAGCTTTCCAAACATTTACTTTATAGTCTTGTTCTAGAGAAGCACGAGCACCCGGAGTTTCATTTAAAGCAGATTCAAATGCAGCACGAATCTTATCTGCTGATAGTTGTTGAACACCACTAGCTGTTTTAAGATAAGGAACATCACCAGCAGCAATATTACCTTGACCGTCTTTAAGATTGCCTTCTGCATCTCCCCATACTAGTTGTTCGCCAGAACTAGAATCAACACCAACAGTAGATAATACTTTTTGATATAGAGCATTATAATCAACTTGTTCAACAGGACGATAATTAGGTTGAAATTGGCTACCACCTATTACTTTACCAGTTTCATCTAGTTGGTCTTGATAATTATATTTATTTTGTTCTAATGTGTATGCTTTAACATCACCGTCATAAGCATTACTATTAGTAACTTCATCTTGGAACTTTTTAAACTCTTGTTGATAACGTTCACGACCAATAAGACCTGGATTACTAGCTACTTCTCCTGCTAACTTTCTAGCAGTAGTTAAAGCGGTAGCATAACTTCCGTCTTGTGCACTAGCTTCTATTTGAGCATTAATATCTCTCGAATATTTATCGAGCCACTCATTTTCAGCTTCGTTTAATTGCTTATTAGCAAGAAATGTTTTAATCTGATTACTAGTTTCAATAGCAGTATCATGTTTCTGTTGAAGAGTATTTAACGTACTATTGTAAACATCTAAAGGAGCGGCAACCCGCTCCCTCTTTTGATAACCTGCTGTCTTAATATCTATCGGCATAGTTATAGTATTTATAATTAAGCAATCTTTTTCTTACCGCCACATTTGAATAAAGTACTTCGTATATTACTTAGTCTACCCTTATTCTTATTCATTAATTTTAAGAATAATTCCATTTGTTCAGGATTAGCAGACATCATAGCAGCAGTAGCATTTTCTTCTGAACGTCTCTTATCAACACCTAATTGATAATCTCTAATCGCACTAGTAAGTCCTTCAATAACATTAGTACGATTATTAGCTCTTGCTTTAATCTTTTCGTTTTCTGTTTGAGTAACCGCATTATCATAAGCGTTTAACACTTGATTATTCGCAGCTTCTACTCCTTGACGATTAAGAGCCGAACGATTAAGAAGGTCTGTTTCAACATTCTCTTTCATACCTTTTAATTTATTACGTTCAAGAACTCCTCGATTAGCAAGAGATTGAACACGAGCAATCTTTCCCGAAGAACTAGAAGTATTAGAATCAATAAGTCTAGCAATATTTCTTTCAGAATCTCTACTTTCTGCTAATTGAGGATTTATGTTATAAGTAGTTCTCATTCTTGCAGGAACAACAGTTCTAGGTCTAGTAGGAGCTTGAATATTATTAATACTGTTCTTATTAGTAACCCCACTAATAATATTTCCTAAAGCTCCTATTCCTGCACTAATTGCTTCTCCTCCAATTCCACTCATAAAGTTCTTAAAACTTCCTGATTTAGATAAAGGACTAGTACTAGAACTAATAGAAGCTCCAACAGGTTTAGTTGGAACTATACTATTAGTTTTAACAGAATTCATATTAGCTTTAGTTAAAGCATTAGGAGCAAAACTATTACTATAATCCTTTTCTAAACCAAAGTTATTATAGTTATCTTTTAATAGTTTTGTCTTAGAACCAAGAGCTGATTTCTTTAATTCAGGATATTTCTTATATACTTTAGCTCTTACATCAGAACGACCATGAAGTCCAGCTAATCTAAGAGCGTCACGAGCATCAGCTTTAGTAGGAATAGGATAACTACGTCCACCTCCTGCAAAATCTTTAGACTTAACACTAGGATACGGTTTCTTATCAGAACCATAATCTTTACTACGAGAAAGACCACCTAGTTTTTTCTTACCAGTTATTGTTCTCATATTTCTTTTCTTTTTAGTACCATCATCATTAAGACCATTTTTATCCTTAAATGATTCTTGAGCATTAAATACTTTAGAAGGTTCTACACCTTTTTGAACTAGTTCAGCAGGACTATTACCATTAAGAATAGGTTGAGCACTAAACACTTTAAGTTGTTTAGGAGTAACTTGTACTACTTCTCCACCTTCAGCTTCAACACCAGTTTTACCAGCGTCAATAACAATACCGCCAGTATTGTGTTTACGTCCTTTAAGAAGGAATGAATCTTTCTTAATAGGAATAGCCGTACCGCCTTCGACAATACGAGCTTTCACCTCTTTACGGGGGGAAGTTTTCACTCCCCCTCCTTTAGATAAATACTGGCTTAAAAACTGTGTTCTATCTTCCTCTGACATCATACTCTCATTTTGAGCACTAGCTAAAGCCTGATGGTCTTGTAGATTTTGAAGCCGTTCTTGTCTAAGCCTTTCAGCTTGTTCAGCTTTCTTTTTCTTACGATTACCTATGATACCACTAACAATACTAGTACCAACAGAAATCGCAGCACCTATAAATGCTTTAGGTCTTTGTTCATTAATACGTTTCATTATTCTCTGTATTTATTAACATAACATTCAATCTTCTTAATCTCTATTTTAGCTGTACCATCATTAATTACAAATCGTACACCTAAATATTTACCATTAATAAGATTAGATTTAAATGGTTCATACTTCTTATTAACATCGACATTGAGTTTACCAGTAAGTCTATCTATTGGATAATTAGTAACAACTTCGTTAAGAACACTACGGAAGTAATTATAGTTCCATTTACCATGTTCGTAATAAGGCTTAACAGCATCAAAAGTATTACGTTCATTTACAGTAATATCTTCTAATCTACTAATAGAAGTGTTACTAAATAACAATATCTTATTACCAGCAAAATTAATATCATTTGCTTTATATAAGTCATAACTAATGTAGTTGAGTACTTTAATAGTATCGTATTCAAGATTGAACAATACATCTACTACCATAGTATTATTATTCTCTCCTATATAGAACGGATTCTTATTGGCAGGTATCTCGAAATCTATATATCTAAGATAACTAGACGGTTTTACAAATCCTATTTTACCTATAATGTTTTTCTTATTGAAGGAACTAATATACAAATTAGTTTTCGTATTATAAAATCCTCGACATAAATAAGTATGAATACTAATCCAAGTATTAGTAACAAAATTATAACTAATGGTGAAATCTGAAACTTCCCCCATAAAGGAGCAGATTAATCGGTTATTCTCTTTATCCATTCCCATTAATATCTTTGTATCACTAGTAAGATATTCGTCTAATATAGATTGTACTCCATCGCCTAAATCATTCAGATTCTTTTCATCAAATCTATATAATCGTTTCTTACTCCTATCTAAGAATATATAACCTGCTTCATTACATACATAAGCTTCAAAATCTTGTAGACCACCATAACCTTTTTCACTAGTAAATACTTCTTGATAATCTATATCAAAAGCATCAGGCATTAACATTTGCACATCTTTATCTTTAGTATAAAGAGTATTATCTCTATTAAAGATAAACATTGAATGTTCACAATGAGCAATAAGATAAGTACCTATACCAATAACATTAATAATGTCTCCTTTGTTTTCACTAATTATCTTATAGGCATTAGGTCTAAATATACGCCATTTATTTTCTACTGATTCATCACTAATAACATCGCTTCTACGAATAGTTTGTCTATATTCTGTAATAAAGTTAGTATATAGTAATTCATTATAATTAATAAACTTCTTACCTGCATAATCAAGATACATAGTACTTATTTCAAATGTATCATTAATAGTACTAGGTAACATGTGAATCATGCGAACATTCTGAACAAAAGAATTATCATCAGTACTAATAGTATAATATCTTTCGTCAGGAGCAGTTTTAATTGTTTTAGTAAATAATGGATATAAAGAGAAAACATCAATCTTTATTCTACTTATAGGAGTATTACCAACTCTTTGACTATCATAATGTACTCTAGGAAATTTAGGATAAAGATTACTATTATCAGTAGCTTTTTTAGCTATTGGGTCATTAGCATCATAATATACACCATTACGATTAAAGGCATATACAGAACTAGTCATGAAATAATAGTTATAATTATAATGATATTGTTCATATCCATAATTATAAATATCTCCTTTTGGATTAACATATTTAATATAACCTAGAGGAATAAGACTTTTATTCTCTGACATATATAAGTTATCACTTATATTAAGAAGAATACCTTTTACATAACCTCTGCCACTTCCTATATATAGTCCTAATTTTAATGATTTGTTTAATACTAAATTAACAACAGCTTCTCTTCCAGCATTATTGTCATCTCTACTATCTGCCATTATAATCTTAGAACTTTTAACAGCTCTAATGTCTCCAAATTCATCATCAGGAGTAGACATACCGTAAACATCATCACTATTATAAAAGTCAGTAAACATTGGACCTCTTTGAGCATTACCCATAGTATACCTAGATTGAGTAATAAATATATTACCTGCTCCAGCTTTCTTTAATATATTAAATTCAGGATAATAGAAACGAATATTATTAACCTGTTCATTAAAAGCAGTATTAAAATCATCATCTCTACGTACAGGAACTCCTTGACTTACTAATATAGGTTCTGTCTTTTCATAAGATATAAAATATCCTACGAAATCTTCTTTCATTGGTATATTATCAAATAAGAACTCTATTGGTTGAACATAAGTACTATCAGAAATCTTAGTTCCTCTAAACATTTTATCTCCCTTATTGTTCTTATAAAGAGCGATACCACTATCATTATATTTAGGAAATATATTACAGAATCTAACATTACTTATAGCATCAAATATATTAACTACTTCATGAGCATTAGTAGTATTTATATTTCCATACTGACTTTTATAAGAATCAAACTTAGTTTTAATATCTGATATTAAAGTATCTTCATTAATGTCCATAGTTAATGGGATACTACCTTCACTAGCAGTACCTAAACTAATAGTTTCTGAATAAGTCATATTATTAGAAATACGAATACCATCAGTTATATTACCATTAGGAAATACATAATGAATAAAAAAGTTATATACACAATAGTTGATAGCGTACTTATAAATATTTCCATAGAACTCTGTATCTTCAGGTTTAGTTTTACTATCTAATATCTTAGGAGAAGCAAAACCAAAAGCATAACTAAGATAACCTCCGGCTGGACCATCAACACGAAGTTCTTTATATTGATCACTACTACCTAATGCAAAGAACTCATTACCAGTAGAACGAACACCTCCTTCACTTATTGCTAAAGCGTCACTTCTACCAAAAGTAGGAATATCGAGAAGTAAAGCACTATAATTACTTACACCGTCCATATTGAACTTAGTATCCTTTTGGAAACAGATATATAAGTCTTTTACTATTCCTTCAAATGCTAATGTACTCTCAACACTTACTCTATCATATATGCGATATCTTTCATTTCCGCCATAATCGTAATTAGAAACTGTTTTAAGATAATCAATAAAAGGTATAACTATCATAAATTCTTTTTCAGCAGTTATTATAGTTTGATTACCTTCTTCTACTGTTTCTTTAATATAACCAACTGGATATGCTTTTAAATCAGTAAAACTTTTAGTAGAACCTTTATCTCCTGATAAACTACTTATATTATAGAAATCAACAGTATAAGTTTCATTAATATTAAAATCTTCTTCTGTTGGTTCTCTATCTTCTTTCCAACGATATACAGTTTCATGAATACCTTCGATTTCATTAATTAAATCTTGAGTAGATTTATCTTCATTATTGAAAGTAACAGATATATTAGGAAATATTTCATTTACTGTATATCTAGTAGTTTCTCCATCAGCATTGGTTATTAATACAGCATCTGATTCACGTTTATAATAATCATCTCTTATATTAGTTTCTTTAATTGAAAAAATAAATTTATGTTTAGATACATCATAAGCTATTCTTATATTTTCATCAACACTCTCACCTCTAAATTTAGCAAGTTCATCAGCATTACCACCACTAGGATTAACAGTTTCATATTCTATAATAAGAACTATTTGTGAATTAGGAAACTTAGTACGAATTTCCTGCATTACTTCAGGATAATCTACATAAGCAGTTTGAAAAGATTTTCTTAACCTTACACCAACTTCTACTGGACTACCACTAGACATATCATATCTATAATAATAATAGTCAGTAGGATTATAATGGTCATACTTTAATTTATAAGTATTTTCTCCAATAGTAACATCTCCTAAATAGAACCACATAGGTTCAACAATTTCTCTAGTATCCATATTTAAATCAAATTCTTCAATAGATACTACTTTGAAATCGTTATTAAAATCTCTTTGAATATCAGGAGCAGTATAAGGAGTACTAGTAAAGAAATCGTTAGTACGTCCATATCTTACATAAGGATGGCTTACGAACCCTAAAGACGATATAACAGAATATTCATCAGGATATACATCTGCTGGGTTATATCCTCTACTAAATTCTAATATATACCAATTCTTATCATCAGGTTTAATAACTACGGAAGCTGCTGGTTCATATAGATTATTAGCATTTTGATAAGAAACATAGAACGGAGTAGAGTGACTATCATAATTACTATCTTTATAGAAAGCTCTAATAAAGTCTTGTGATGCAATCATTAGACATTTAGTACCATAACTATTCTTACCAATACGAGTAAGAAAGAACTTTCTAGTAACTTCTTTATATTCATTACCATCTCCGTAAGCACGTCCTTTAATAGTAACTACATAACCTCTACCAATATCAAAGGTTCTAGGATTATTAATTATTGAAGAACCAACACTTCTTGTTTTAGCAGAAACTTTAATAGCGTTATTACCTCTGAAATCTTTAATTCTAACTTGTATATTACTAGTATCAATAGAACTTACAAGACTATTAATATTTTCTTCTTTGTAATTTGCCACATATAATCTATTATTATAGTTACATATAGTTTTTACATTATACAAATTAAAGAAAGAACTAGTAATATCGTCAAGACTAAATGATTCATTATAAACATCGTCTATTGTTATTCTACTAGTTCCTATATTTATATCAGAAGTATTATATACTTTAGTATCTCCTTTTTGAGTATTGATTATGTAGCCTATTTGATAAGCTGTATAATTAAGACCTGAATTATCTATTTGTAATCCTAACTCAATATTTAGATTAACTTTTTCAGTACTTAAATTTGTTCTTTCTTTAAATACGAAGTTTCCTATCTTATAATTAACTGGAAGGTTACCACTACTATCGTCATAGCCGAAACTACTATCTTCAACAACGCTTTCGTTATCAAAATCATATACTAATACAGGAACTCCTATTGGAAACCAACCAGTATAATCACTTCCTTGCTTATATCTTATAAAGAAATTATATATACCTTTATATATAGAACTTCCTGATACAAGTTTCCAGTTATTAATATTTGCTTTAGGTATATTAGGAACTAATGTATATTTTATATCATTTCCTCCTTCTAAATAATTAGGTTTATTAAGATTGATTATTTTTAAAGGAACATCTTCATTAGAATTAAGTTCAGTAATAGCAACAATTAATTCATTATTTACATTATAAGTATAAGTACCTATAACTTTACCTCCTTGATAATTCCAATTAGTAATAACTTCGGTAATATCTTTAGTAGATTCTTTATATCTTCTAATCTTATTATTATTAGTAAATATAACTATTTCATCAGAACAAGAGATAACTCCGACTATCTCTTCGTTTTCTTCTAATGTTATGATTGTCTCAATAGATTGTTCATTCTGAATAGAATTACCATCACGAGAAACCATAGCATTAACAGCATGGGTCATTGAACCATTTTTAATAGATTCGTAACCTCCATCTTTATTAAGTTCTTTAACTATTTCCATTAGTCTCTAGGTCTAAATGTTGAATTATAAAAGAACGACGCCCAACCTTTATAGGCATTAGCATCTTGATTTTCATTAATAACAGAAGCTCTAGCTCTGTCACGAGAATCTCTCCATAATAAATATGGATTAACTGGCATAGCACCTTGTAGAGAATAGACTTGATGTTTAAGTCCTCTACTTAGTAGCTTCCACATACAGAACCATTCAAGTGCTTCAATAAGTTTACCGTTATTAGGAATAACGGGTATATTACAATGAAACGTATCACTATATACAGTCTTAACTGTAAGATAGGATACGGTAACAATATCAGTATCAAAGTTTAATTGGATTGCATTAGCATCCCGAAGATACACGTAATTCTTTCCTTCGTAACCTTCGGGGTCAATCTCAACAGTACGCTTACTTTCACGTTCTCTAGCTCTTTCTCTGTCTTGAACGAAATGCTCGGTAGTACCGGAAGAGCAAGAACATTCACCCTTCTTTAAGGGGGAAATCTCGCAACCCTCAACATAAACTTTAAGAGCATTCATACAACATGGGAAATAAGCAACTCTATCAACGACATCAATAGTAGTTTCTTTTTCTTCATATTGAAGAATACCCATCTCATTCATAGCATCTATACACCAAGCACCCACTCTAGGTATATAATCACTATTCATAATATTGAAATCATTATCAAGTCTTGCGATAATAGTTTCTACGGAAGATAGCTCTTTGTTCATTATTTCTAATATATTTTATAGTGTAACTTGGGTCAAACTTATTAATTAAAGAAAGACGATTATTAATATCAGTATCGACATTAATAATATCTTCAACAGTCTTACATTCAGATAGTATATCATCATTACTACGTTTCATGTGAAGATTTGTTCCATAGAATTTAAATAATGGTCTATTCTTAATTGTACCATCAATCATAAGTAACTTACAATAATAAGGATTATCAAGATACTCCACATATTTAATTCCTTCGTATTTCTCACCTCTTAGTAAGGCTGCTGCATGGTCTTTCTTATTATAAGGAATAAGTCCTTGTGCAAGAAGATTTCTTTTGTTTAGTTCTGTTTTATAATAGTCAATTACTTTTTTGAACTTAACAACTTTTCCATCAGCAGTAGTAAAACTATCTCTGACTATAACTCTTTCTATAATAAGGCAACCAAGTCTCTTTTCAAACTTATAAACTTTTCCTCTTAGAACTTCTTTAGATACTTCTCTAAAGAATAACTTGCAATAGGCTTCGTATTGAGGACGAGTAATACTTTTACGATTCTTAATTCTCTGTTGTCTTATCTCATATTCTTTTATTTTACGAAGTACTCTAAAGTATTGTTTTAAGTTACGATATATATTACCGTATCTTAATTGTTTAGAAGAATCGAATTTGACGAACTTAGCATCTATTGCTGTCTCCATCTTTCTATCAACATCTAGTTCGTCAGTATTCCATTCCCAATAGTTATAGACACATACATCAAATATAGCTTCAATAGCATTTCTATTCTGTTCAATAGAATATTTGATTTTATATAATAAAGATTTGTATCTAGCTATCTTTTCAGACACGAGAACATAATCCTCTTCGGCTGTCTTTATAAAACTAGTATACATATTTCTGTGGTCGTATCTTTCACCGCTAGCCATAATTATACTTCTATTTGTTGTTTATTTATATCATCCTTAACTGGGACTTCATTAGTTACTCTCTCTACATTAAGTAGATTACGTTTATAGATTACATCTTTGATTCGTTCTACCATATCTTCGGGAATGATAAACTCATCATCATTATCGAAGTTAGATTCAACTCCTTCTGTTGTTTCAACAGGAATTTCAGTAGGTATTTCAAAAGGCGATTCAATAACAATATGTCCTAGCGGTTCAATCAACGGATTACCATTTCCATTAACATATAGATAACCATTGATATAATCATAACTTAGACTAGTACACATTCCTGGCAATGCTTTATAAAATTGAGCATTTGCTTCTTTAATAAAAGGAATAGCCATATTATCATAACCAACAGTACGAACACTAACAAAAGGAAGATTATTATCAAGACGAACTGGTCTAGGTATTCTAGTCTTGCTTCTTTTAACTTTATACTTCGTACTTACAAGACTTTGAAATATATCTCCGTCAGGAACATTAATAAGACTTATCCTATATCTCTGCATTAATATCTTATCGACATTAGCATGACGCTCATAAGTCTGTCTTATCTGTTCATTGAATGTATGAATAACCGCACTACGAATAGTTTGTCTCGTAGTAAAGTTATTAGGCTGATGAATAGCATGAGCTATTTCAGATACAATTTGATTTAATGAAGCCATATTACTTTTGTTTTTGAATTAGTATTATAACAAATATAGTTATTATATTGGTATTAACAAGACTTTATTAATAATTTTGATTCAGCACTATTATCTAGCTTACTATCTAGCTTACAAGCGTTCGCATTGTAAACATTTTTATACACGTGACGCATTTTAAGACCCGTGGTGGCACGCAATACTGTCGGATAATAGTAAGTTAAGGAAAGGTACTAAAGTCCTATGGTGAGCTTCTATGAAAGCGTAGGAAGGTGGGACATACTTTTTATTCCCCCATAAAGGAGCGTGTATACAGTGAGAGCCGACCATTGCTAGCCGACTCTCACTTACTACTCTCACTAATAGTACTTACTTTGGATATTGATTAGGTTCATCATCTTCTATTATAAACTTCTTATAATCTATCTTGAAGAAGGCGAATATTGGTTTTAGAATCCAACTCCAAAATATAAAGCTAAGAATAATAGAATTAAGTACTACTTTAACATCACCTAACTTTAATGAGAAGTATATTATTCCCATTAATACAGCACATACAAGAGTTATCACTCTTTTATTCCAAGTACTTACTACTTTATCTCCATTAAGTTTGTCAACTAGCTTAATTACTAGATATGCTAGTACATTAACACAGATAACAAATGCGAAATCGAAACTAGTAGCAGTAGTACGTAGAATCTCATTAAGTATATTCCCGAAGTCCATATTACAATAAGAATAATAGAGTACCTAGGATAACACTTAATAGCACACCTGCTATCTTTACATAAGATACAACTTTCACAGGAAGAATAGTAGTAATCTCTTTCCATGCGAACACTATAATAGTAATAGCTATTATAGTTACAAACAACACTTTAACAAATATTCCCATAAGCATTAAGTTTTATATTACAGATACAAATATAGGATTTTATTTTAAAAAGAAAAGAGAGACTACTATTATTTAGTAATCTCTCTTTAGGAATATAACAGAACTTGTATTACTTTAATTCATTAAAGTATTTCCAGAGTTTATCTTCTCCGAAGTCTACATCATCAAACCAAAAGCTGATAGCACTCTCGAATATCATATCGTCAAAGTTTCCTTTTCCGAACCACTTCTCGAATAGTTCGCAGTAGTCGTGATATTGAGCATTAATAGCTACATAAACATCAGCAACTTCTACTTCATCTTCTAGTTTATCTTTGAATTTACTACAAACTTCGTGAGCTTTCTGCATATCGTATTTCTCACCGATATATTTCTTACCGTCTTTGACATGGTACATTTCATCAACAGTACGCTTAGCTTCCTGCTTATTAAAATGTTCATCACCATAATCATTATAACGTTCGTTTCCATCTACTCCAAGCATTTGCATAAGAAGCATACGTTCTTCTTCATCGTAGCCGTGACTTCCGTCATAACCTCGATTTTCATCATATCTATGACGTTCACCGTAACCTCTTTGTTCATTCCTGTCGTAGTTGTCGTAAGTCTTATATCCAATACGATTCATCATTCCTCTTCCACGTCCGCCACGACCACTTCTTCCGCGACCGCCACGAGCAAGGAAATCATTAATTCGTTCGTATATTTCGTCTCTCCGAGAACGAGCACGAACATCTTGGTCTGTCTCGTATGGTACTTCTCTCATAATAATATTACTTAGTTAATAGTTGTCTGAATGTTTCCAAATCAGACTGGTTAAACATAATTCCTTTATTAATAAAAGGAATAGAAAGAGTTATGTTACCATTAGAGATGTTACCATTACCTAGAACTGGAATATTAAAATCAAAGTTAGGAATAGATTTGATTATTTCAATCTCCTCATCAACTATACCTTCAATATCAATCTTTCCGTCTTTAGCAATAGTATTGATAAACTTATCAAAACTATCAATGTTATTAATAATTGCACGTTTAGCCAAAGGCTTAACTAACTTAATAGCTGGATTAGATTCGCCAAGAATATCTATCTGATTAACAATGTAATCTTGCAGCTTTTGTTTTACTACACTTACTTCTATCATTACTTCATAGTTTTAATAAATTCTTCATAAGTAAGAGAAGGATTCTTTGCACTAGCTTCTTTAAAAGCATTGAACAATTGCATCTCTCTTTGTGACATCTCGATTATACTAGTCTTTAGATTCTTAACTAACTTTAGTTGATTATCTAACAGAGTTTTACCTTCCGGACTATTTTCAATATTAGCTCTTACTAGATTAAGAACTTCTGCTTGAACCATAGATTGAAGATTATTATAGTTAGCTACATATTCTTCATTAGTAGCAAGCATATTTCTTTGCTCATTAGTAAGAGGTTCAATCTCTGCATCAATCAAGTCCCAAACACTTACTTTAGCAGTTTGTTGAGGACTAACTTGTTGTAAAGTTTGTTGTCCATTAGCAGCTTGTTGAATCTGTTTTTGTCTAGCTTCAATAAGTCGCTTCTGTTCTTCTAAATATTGGATTTGGTCGGTAAGACTTCCAGTATTTAACAAAGGGTCTGTTCCGCCCAGTATAACTTGATTAATAGGTAACATAACTTATTCTTTAGTTGATTAGTAATATTATGTAGCAGGAGTACTAGCCGTTTGAGTAAATCCACACGGTAGACAACCATTGGCATTTCTACCAACAAGACCTGTTGTAGTAGGCTCATTAGGTAGACAAGTAACACCATAGATAACATTACAAGTCTTTTTATCGACATAATTGATACCTGCGGTGAACGCTCTTTCGATTTCGCACTGGATAAGTTTATCCTGATAAGGACGGATAGCAGCACTAACAGCAACTTGCGTTTTAAGGTCGCTAATCTCTGCTTTAAGAGAATCGTAGTTATCACGGTTTCCCTTGTACAGCAAGAAGTCTGCATCAATTTGTGACTTATACAAACCGAACATTTCGCTGTCTATTACCTGACGGTCTTGGAAGCGTTGGCTCTGTTGAGTTAAAGCCCACTGATACAAACCACCCTGCAAAGCAAGAGTATCTTCACAAGACTTACTCCATGCTTGGAAAGCAGTAGGAGCACCAGCACTTCCCATTCCTGCACCAACTACATTAATGTTTGTAGAACCGTCTCCCATAAGACCTGCACCAGTTCCGAGAACACCAGCAGAACGACGATTACCAAATAAAGCCCAAGCTCCAAGAGCAGTACCGATAATACCAAGCGTAAGACCTGCATTAGCTTTACCGTTAACATCACGGCGACCATAACCGTCCATCCCTGCACCATTATAACCTTCGGGAACGACTTTAACTTTTTCAATTACTTGCATAATAAATAAGGTTTAGATTAATAAATTAAGAATATCTTATAGCAGCTACTATACACTCATAACAAAGGATAATATAAGAAGTTCGACCATTAATCTATTTCAGCTATAAATAATAATTTTATTAAAAGTTAGGTATTGTATGAACAAAATAAAAGCCCTACTTGTTATAAGCAGGGCTTAGAGTTAAGCAATAAAAGTGATGTCACTCCTCTATGGGGGAATCTTCTATTACCTCATCTTCTTTAGGATTCCATTCAGGACTTGACAATAAAGTAGCAAGTGCTTCATTAGAATAAGTTTCATAAGGATATTCAATACTAATAATTTCCAATCCTTCTTCATCAGTAGTAACTGTTCTAGTTACTTTTTCAGGAAACACTTCTTTATAATGTTGGCACTTCATCAATACTTTGTCTTTACTAACATTACTACGAGGAACTAAATTAAGTTCATCAATCTTTGCTGACTTCTCTTCATCTATATCAGCAACAGGAAATACAATGTAATCAATCATAATCTTTAAATATTAAATATTAAACTTAATGTATACATAACTACTGCAATTATAGCAAGTATTATATAAACTATCTTGAGTAGTTTATAAGGCATTATTTTCATTTATTCATTTTTTATAAATATTGGGTTAGTTAAATCAATTATTTCGTCTTTCTCCATTCTGTATTGCCTTCTATTCCTACGTACTCATTCAGCTCTAAAATCTTATCATCTGTTGAGATTTCATCGAAGAGCATGAAGTCGTAGAGAGACATTTGAGCATAACTAGAATTTAAGAAAGAACTACCTATTTTTGGGTTAAGCGTTCCTATATTCAATTTAGGGTCATGTAATTCAACAATATTGTGAGTTATATTTTTTAATTCACTAGCATAAATATACTTATTAAGTATTCCATCAATATAAGTACTACCTCCTATATTTCTTGCCCTATATGCTGGCACTTTATTTTCGTTAGTATCAAAATCGTCATTAAATATAGCAAAACCTCCATTTGTTCTTTGGTCGTATAAAATTGCCGTATTGGCAATAGATTGCCAATTCACCTTCATCAACACCTGTTTGCCACCGACCGTAGTAGGAATAGTAATAAAGTCGTCTACGCCATCAAATTGGTATGAACCATCTTCATTAACTCCACTTCCTTCCGCATAAGCAGAATTGTTTATCTTACCGTGATTACCGTGACCTGATATATCAGGAATGTAGCCAAGTATCTTGTATGAACTATTAGGTATTCTTAGTCTGCTAGGAGACAGGATACATTTAGGTTCGTTGTTATCAAATATATAAGCACTTTTAGCCTTAAATACCATTGTTTTTTCAACAATAACTTTAGAACTAGTTACTTGATTGCCATTCAATAATAATCCAAATATATTATATATATTAGGAAGTAGATTAGAATCAGCGGCAGAACCTATTCTAGTAATAGTAGAACCTACTCTGAATTTACCTCCCCAAGATACTTCGTTACCATTTTCATCATTGAATCTCAATAGAACTGGATATGGTTGTACGATGTCCTCGTATCTGATGTATTCGTCAATTGTGATGTTTACTTCTTGTGGAGAGTCATAATTATATATATGACTAATATTAAAAGCCGTATCATCAACGGAACTTCTTCTATAACCAATATTTATTCCGTTAAATGTAAATACTGTAAGTTCATCAACATTATTTTTTAGATAAAGATTGGCTCTAAGATAAACATCTTTAGGTATATAATCGCCTATATTAATTCTCTTTTGATAATTATTTAAATAAAAATCTAACCTAACATATTCTACATTACTTGTAATAACAGGTTCAAATTTTACGTAGTTTTCATCCTGTTCGATAGTCATAGTAATCTTCTGCGGAGATTTATTATCTATTGTGAAAGGAAAACCATATTTCATAGTAGAAGGATTATACGCAGAACTAGGAATATCAATAGTATTACCGTTGATAACAAATTTAGTTATCCTATCAGCAGCGTTATTCATAGTTATCACTACCCATATTTCACTGTTTTCAGGTATATAATCTCCTGCATTTAACAATGTAGAAGTACCTCTTATTGCAAATGATGGCTTATTCACTAATTCAACACTACTTTTAATAACAGGTCTAAATTCAACCATATTAGGGTATAGTGTGCCTAACTTATGTTTCTTTAGTTGTCTTTCGATCAAGAACTCGGACATACTATATGGGAAGGACATGAGAGAGTAGATAGCTCCGTTGAAGAACCTCTGGTCATTATCTCTAAATGTTCCTAGCCAAAGAGTATTACTATCAACTCCTTCGCCTACTGTTAAATCGACATCTCCACATTTATACTTACTTTGATATACTAAAGCTCTTGTAAAATCATCTCTATTAAATGAAGTAACTCCTCCAAAAGAATATGCTTGTTTGCCGGGCTCAACTGTTGTATTAGCTGTCATTAAAATAAAAGCTCCTTGATTAGCTACATGAGATTTAGATACAACACCAGCTACCCATCTTTCAGATGAAGCATAACTTATTCTCTCATAGTCTATAATGAAAGTATAATCCTTATAAACAGGCATCCCTGTCACCTTACCGAAGTCATTTACTCCGTTTAATAGAATACCTCCTTTATAACTAGGAATAAGACTATATTTTATAGAACCTTTATTTGACTTAGGAAAATACCATTCTGATAGAACAACTTTTTCTGCATTTTCAGGAAGTTCTGTATATCTATCTTTAGTATATATTTCTAATTTATGATAACCTTTTCCAACTGATTCATATATAGGAATACTATACTTTACTCCATCTACTTCATATTTGCATTCGTGTACTAAGAAATTATTATCTTGATAAAGATAAACATTTATAGGACTATATACTTTATCTAAATCAGAATCTCTTCTTATTCTACTTACCCAATAACCATTTGTAGTAGATTCTGCAATTCTAGTAAATTCATCTATTTGCTTTATTATTGAAGTTGAAGAATACTCACTAGTCCAATCTTTAAATGTTTCATATTGTTTAGCTGCAATACCACTACCGCCTTTCCAAGCCAGATTATACGTTTGAATATCTCTTCCATTACCACTATAATCAATAAGTTTATCATTAAAGTCAGCATGATTATCATTAGTAATACCTTGTTTAGTTATGTTACAAAGTATATCAGGTTTAAGCGTCTTATCCAAGTTGAAGTAAGCGATTACTTGGTTTATTTCATCGGTAGTCAGTACCTTGTTGGCGATGAATGTCCAATACCAAGCTACTTGATAGTAAGATTTATAATATTGAGCAGGATAAAAAACATAATCAGAATTGAAATTTACCTTATCAGTTAATTTAATAGAGTCCTTATCACCCATTATTAAATTAAGGTTGTTAGTCGTACCATTTTTATCGGTATAACCTAACATACTAATTACTCCATTAGGTTCAAGTGTATTTCTTACATTATATCCATTAACATTACTAAAATTACTATTACACAATATTTCCCTTGAATCCAAATTAGCCATCATACTCACTACCGTAATCTCATTACTTCCTCCCAGCATCTCCTGTACAGTCTTGGTGGAAGTAATAAGGTCGTTGATTCCGTCGGTGACGAATGCGCCCTCGAAAGAGGGGATTTGAGTTATAGTAATAATATTAGTTTCATTCTTGACAATCTGAAATCCAGAAGTGTTACTAGTTAATGGTTTGGCTGTTCTTACATCGGCTGGTAATGTATATTCTCCATCCTTAGTCATTGAATAAACATTAGTTTGTCCAGTCGAATCATAATATCTATAAATCAACTCTTGACCTTCTAATAAACCTTTTACTTGTATCTTAAAAGAAGGCATATCGGCACTATTGGTTAGTTCAGTGTTAGCAAACACTATCCATCCTGATAAGCCATTATAATTACTACTAAAAGGAGAAGAAGTTGTTTCTTTACTTTGAGTCCATATTCTTGTATTAGAAAGCTCTGTCTCATACTTCCCAAACCCACTATTGAGTTTGAAAGCGGCATTACTTATGATGAACGGATTGTCAAGGTCTACCAAGTTCTTAACTATGGAACGGTCAGCATCATTATTAGATTTACCATAGGCTATCCATACTCCCTTTAAAGAAGCCTTTAAATCAGGAGGGAGTGGTTGCCTTCCTCCTGATGAAAAGTTCTTAAATGGAATACCGATACCTATACCTATACCAGTATTAGTACCCATATTGTAATGTATCAGCTTGTGCGTTATTAACTTGTTTAACTAACTCAACATTCCAACCGGAATATAGAACAGTAGTAATAGGTTCTTCCATACCTGCAAGAACTACTTCTACTTGTATTGGGTCTTCGGTTATATTCTTTAATAGGAAAGGTTCTTTACTACCCATTCCATCAGAAATAGAAAACTCTGCAACAGCAGCAACGTTACCCATTATAGAAATCTGTAAACTATTAGCTGCATTAGCTCTGTTATAAATACGATTATCCATGATAATTACTTTTAAATGATTATTAATTGGTCTTTGTAACATTCCCCCGTAAAGAGATGTGATTACTGTTAATACTCACTCCTTTATGGGGGACGCTACAAGAAACTAAATTTTGTTTAATTATACAATACTATTATCAACCTTTTGTTATACCATACCTGTATCCCATCCACTAGGAACACTATTACCATTAGTAAGATTAGCCTTACGCATAGCATAGAACACGTTCGCTCTATTAACAGAGGATAGACTATTTAGCCAATTCCAAAATTCAGGAACACTACCAGTAGTAGAAGTTGCATTATAGAATACACCAGTAACATTAGTAAGTTGTTTATGTTTATTAGCATTAAACAATGTAGAACTAATCTTCTTAGGACTTCTACCTGACCAGTCTTCTCGGCTTTGTCCACTAGCAAAAGCATAACTAATATTCCTTAGATTAACATTCTTAGCGAATATATTATCGTCTACTTGTTGTGCTTGACTAGCAGTTGATTCAAATTGTGCGCCTAAGAACAAACAAGATATATCCTGTAAGTTAATACAATCAATTACAAATTCAACAGGCACAATAACATTAGCTGGAATTACACAGAAATAGAACATATAAGATATATTAGTTAATTTAGTTAATCCTGCGAACATTTCCTTAGAGAACATTTCACCAATATCTTCTGTGGAATTATTCCATTTATATGGAAGAATTAAAGGACAACAATAGAATGTCATTGATAAATTAGTAACATTACTAACCGGTTTAAATAAGTTAGTTGGAATACGACCACGAATACCATAATTAAAGTAATCGTATGTTGGGTCTCCATCAGGTCTACCGCTACCACTAAATACACCGTTGATAACCATATTAGTCCCATTAGTACAATAATAGAATAAGTCAGGCGAACATAAGTAATTTAATACTTTTCTATTAGCATGAACAGAACTAGGTGGAGCAATTGAAGCAGCAGTATCTTTAAACACATCAGGTATAGTAGGAGAACAATTTATTGTTCCATTTGAAACAGCTGTATAAAGACTACTATTTAATATAATATCTTCAAGTCCACTAAGTCCATCGTAGGCATATTCATTCCAAGCATATTCATATTTATCATAGTCTTTATTTATGATTACTCTATGAATATCTCTATTATAGTTAATCATTGTCTGCTCTTCATCAAGATATTCTCTAGGGTCATAATTAGGATTAAGAATATACTTAACTGGATTATATTTTTCATTAGGTACTATAATATCTCCATAATTGCTTGACGTAAGATTACCATAATTCATAGTATAAGCCTGTGCTTCTGTACTTTGGAATCTTTCTAAGCAATAAGACATATCAACTATTGTCTTTCTAGGAAGAGTTCGTTGTTTACTATAAATAATCTCTACTGGCATTTCAGCACTTTCAATCCAATTACCGCCACTATCTATACCATAGTTCTCTGTAATATTCTGACTAGTTGCATCTACTTCATTCCAACCTTTATAGCTAACATTAGAAGTTTGTTCCATATAGAATAGTCCATAAGGAATAAAACCTTTCTTAACGAAGCTAGTTTCTATTTCAGAGAAACATCTATGAACATTAATTAGTTTACAATTAGAGAAGCCCTTACCAGTAAGCGAGTACTTACAATTCTTCATATCATAATATAGATATGATATATTAGTAAGATTGTAATTAGTCTTAAATGAATTAAGAGGAAGCTCAACTACTGTATTAGCAGGAAGAACTAAACCGGAGAAGAATCCCGGTATTTCAACAATTGCACTACAACCAGTAAATACATCATAAGGAAATACTTCATCACCTTCTTTAAGAAACTGTTTAGTAAAACCTTGGAAACTACCTAATGTAGATTGATTAATAGCTTGCTGTCCTGTTATATACTTCAATGAGTTTCTTAATCTACTGAACATTGAGTTGTGGATTGGGAAAATAACATTAGAACCTGAACCTAAACTAAATGAATCATAGATACCATACAAAGCTGTCGGGAATCTTACTTGTGTCTTATTCTTAACAGTACCACCAAATATATTATATAAAGAACCAGTAGAATTAACAAGTCCTTTAAATGAACTTTGAATATATTTAAGTTTAGTATTCTTATAGAATAAAGGACAATACTTTACTCCATCTTCTACATCTTCATCTGTTATTTGATTAAAGTATATATTAGAATTATTAAACATAGTATTTAAATATTCTAAATCAGGAAGATTAGAAAGAAGTGTTCCACAATCAGCACTAACAAGATGCTCATCAATAGTACTATCACTAGGACAATTATTAATATTATCTACAAACTTAATAGTTCCAGTACTAAAACTACTTAGTCTTTTAAGTTTAGAAGGAACATTTCCTTTAAACTTAGCTAAGAAAGCAGGACTTGTATATCTAGTACCATCAAAATAAAATATATAATCCATAGCTTGTAAATTAACAAGAGGACTAAATAATCCATCATGTTCAGTAGAACCATAATCATAAGTACTGGTTAGTATCTTAAAATCTTGTGCTTGTAATTTCCAAAATAGTAAGTTCATTGTAATTACTTTAGTACAATGATTAAACATATTTCTTCTAGGACTATCTAATAAATCCCATTTAACATTCTTAGCACTAGCAAAACAACTATCAAGAGTAGTAACATTATCACATTTATATAAGAAATAATAAACATCATATATACTACAATTAGTAGCATTGAACATAGAAGTACAATCAGTAGTACCAATAGTAAAGTTAGTTCCTAAATCAGTATTATTATCCCAAGCAGTTTTTCCTTCTGTTGTACTAGTATCTGAACCAAACCATTCTCCATTATAATTAGGAGTAATACCTTCTACTTTTTCTTTAGGTTCGTGAATATAGAAGCTACCACATTGAGCAAATATAGAAGTACCATTAAGTTTAATATGTCCGAACACTCTTTTAAGATTAGAACAACCAACAAAGAAACTACTACCTACATTGAAAGGAGTATTTCTATTATTATCAAACTTAAAGTAATGCACACCTTTAGCATTTTGAACTGATAGACTAGTAAGATTAAGTTTACTAATATCGAATATCTTATTTTCTTTATAAGTAGGAATAGCAGCATTACCATATTGGATTGCTGATACCTGACTATTAGAAATATTAAGTATTCTAAGATTAGGTAAACTTGAAGCTACTTGAATATCATTAGGTGTATTAGTACTAGATACATTTAATTCTTTAATATTAGGAACACCTACTATATAAACAGTTAATGATCCATTAGTACATTGAGATACATTAATGATTTCAACATTATTACAATTGGATACATTAAATGTAGTTAAGTTAACGTTGTTAGTACAAATTATAGACTTTAAGTTAGGACACGAAGTAATTCTTATAGTATGTAAGTCTCCTAGATTACTAATGTTTAATTCAGTAATCTTATCACAAGAATCAATAGTAACAGTTTTTAACCGTTTACAACCAGAGAAATCTAATCTATCCAAGAAAGGTTGATTAACTAAACTAATACCTTCAACAGCTGAATTAGTAATATTCAGTAATGCAAGAGAAGCATTAGGTAAAGATATAGAAGTTACAATAGAACTAGATATATTCAAATCTTTCAACTTGGTATACTTTTCTATATTAACTGTAAACGTACCTTGTCCAATGTTACCGCTCCAAAACTTAGTATTACTTAAATCAATATGTCTTACGTCAGAATAACCTTCATCATTAACGAATACTGTTTCAAATGGAATAGGAGAATCACTAAGAGTATCAACAGAAGACAAGTCTAACTTAGAGAAACTAGGAAGTTTCATAGTAGACATAAATCGTTGGAATCTCATTCCGCCTAATCCTTCAATATCATTAATTTGAGGAGTATTATTAATAGTAATTTGTGTATTGAAAGAACTGATAGGAGATAATCTAATTTCAGTAGGTTTACCTTCTTCTAAGAAATATCTAGTATCAGTAGTATTACCAATGTTAACTACAAATATTGCAGGACAATTAGACGTAATAATGAGTTTAGGATTAGTAGCTTCTGCACCACCTGCGGAAAATGTACCCTTATTATTATAAGGTTGAATATTAGCAGCATTGCTATACTTAAATACTCCGTCAAAGAACCAAACTCTCTTCTTCATCCAATCTCGAACATACTCAACACGAGTACCATGTAGAAATTCAATATTAGCATAAGAAGGTTGTCCACCTGATTCACCAACATAAGCAGTAAGATACTTAACATTATAATCATAATTAAACAGAAGCTCTCCACAATCTTTAGTTTGAGCTGCAAAGTAATTATCTATATAATCATTAATATCTTTACAAATAGTAGCATTGTTTCTCCATAAGTCCCAAAGAGTTTCAAGAGAACTATCGAATACTCCAGTATTAGCAAAGATAGTATCTCTTAATACATCCCACATACGAGAACTATAAGTATCATATCCACCGTCGGCAGCGTTTTTAGTAATAACTAATGAGTTAACATTATTATTATCATTATTACTAAATGTATCTAACCAAGCAGTTTTAGCAACAGATTCAAGAGCTACATTATCAAGACCATTACCAGTATCCATATCATAGAATCTGATAAACCACTTATTAGCCCCACCAACATCATAACAGACTAAAGTTAAGTTCTTACCTAATGAATCAACAAGCCCATACTTTACACACGTTAATAAGTAAGAGTAAGCATTCTTAATTGAGAACTTAGTATCAAGTTCAGCAGCAAGCGTAGACCAACTAGACTGTGCAGGATATTCACCAGCAGTTTCTTCATAACCACCGGAAGTCTCGTTCCAAATGTATTTCTTAACTGTCGATGAAGTCATTTGAGCAAAGATAGAGAATAACTCTTGTAATGTTCTCCAAATATTATCATTAGTAACAGCTGCACTAGGTTCTAACCAATTGCCACCATTATACTTAAATTCACCTACATGTTTGATAATAGATAAATCGTCTTGCATAAACAATGCTAATGGTAATATCTTTTCTCCATCTACAATAACATTTGCATTTTCCCCAAACTCATAAGAATAAACTTTTCTTTGGTCTATGTTTCCGAATAGTTCATCTTGAGCATAAGTATGATAAGAAGTAACAAAAGCAGGAAGTTTATTATCAACATATTCACCTGTTGTATTCTTTATCTTAGTAGTAAAGTCTTTCATAAATCGGAATCCCATATTATAATAAGCTCCACGACCTAAATTAAAACTATATATACCAAGCATAGTTTGAGTTTCTTCCCCATCAAACTGAATAAGAAGAATAATAGGAAAACCTTCAAGCGTTTGTTTGATAGTAACTTTATCTTTTACAGTTCTATCACGAGTATCTACTGGACGATGAGATTCAAGTTGTTCCATAGGCGGAGTTTTCTCGAATAAGAAATCCGAGTTATCATTAATCCATTTACCAATAGAAGCATTATTTGCATGAGCACTGTCAACAACGTCAGCTTTAAGTGTAAACTGTCTTTCAGGAAACCATGTCTCTCTAGGTTGGAATAGCTCATAATCAAGATTACCGCCATCATCATCTTTAAGCATCTTATCGAATCTTATCTCTAAGTTCTTAATAAGATTGTTCAAAGTAGAAGTACCTTGCTTAGAAACAGAAACATCAGTAGTATATTCAGAGCTAGACTTTCCCGAAGTTGGACTAAAGTAACTCATAGTACAACCACTATACCAATTATTATTCTGACCTCCAATCTCTTCAAATATAGCACGAGTAAAACCAGTATTAGCGCAATTAATCAACATTATATCAACTGGTAATACTCTAGTAGTATCAGAGATAAGACTGTTGAAATTGACACTAGCATACGTTTGGTTAATATCGTCCCATAGAGTAGAATGAGGTTCTGAATCAGAAGTAGAGAAGAAGTTCTTTAACTTCATTCTATTGTATCTGGTAAAGTCTACACTACCATCAGATAAAAGAGTTGCTCTAGCTTTAGAGTTCATTGCATTAATAACAATTTCTTTATCATTAGCAGGAACACAGAACAACTTAATATCATAGAAGTTAACATCAGCAAAGTTTTGAATCTGTCCTGAATTACTAATATCGCAACCAAGATATATTTTAGAATTAGTCTTCCAAGTAAAGTCAGTTTTTATTTCACGAGCAACATTAAGTACACCATTGATAAAGATACCGACAATCATCTTTCCTTGATTCTTATTAACTATAAAATCAACAGTATTAATAACGTTCTGTTGTATCTTACAACTAATAGTTTCTTTAATATTACCATCTGTATAAGACCAAATAATATCTTCAAGACCTACTTTAATACCTTCGGAGAATTGTTCGTCACTATTGTAATCCCCTATAAAGAAGATTGTTCTATTTGAGAACGGATGAATATCTGACTTGAATGTACATGATAATCCAAATCCTTGTCTCGACCAGTTATTAAGAGTTGTTATATCATCTTTAAATGGTTGTACATCAATAACACCATAGGCTTCTCCTGATATACGTAACATAGATTGTCCATTCTCTGTTAAGAAGCCTGATAGTACTCCGTTTGTATTATATACATTAAGATTGGTTACAGCACCACTAGGAGTAATAGAACCAGGCGCAGTAAATGTTGGTTCATTACTAGTCCAAACTTTAGTAGTAGATACTTGAGGGAAACTTTCTTGACGAACGTGCCAACTAGCATATCTACTATTATTAGGATTTTGGTCTGCAATAAGAGCTTGGGAACTAGATACTACTTCACAAGCAAGAACTGTATCAGTTACAGGGTCTCCTTTTTCAGACCAACAACGAAGTGTAATATTCCAATTACCAATAACATCTCCTTCTATTGGAATAGCGTAACTAAACACTTGTTGTTTACCGCGCTGAACATATTGATTATCATTATAGTTTCCTTCATCGAAGTAACCTATATCTTTGGTAATACCATTATGTTCGATTCTAATTGCATAATAAATAAGACTAACTCCTGCAAGATATGGAGTAAATGCAAAAGAAATATTACCGCTTTGAGAGAACTTAGTTCTTTCAACTCCTGCATCTACTTCTGCTTTACTAGTAATACCTTCTACTAGAACAACAAGATTAGCACCATCTTCCACAACTACACGATTCGTTACTTTATCAGATTGAACAGTAGCTTCATTCATTGAAGTAAATGCTTGTGCTTGTATAGTATAAGAACTACCTGCTATAATATTACCTAGTTCCCATAAGTTAACATTAACTTGTTTAGGAGCAGTAGAGGTTGTCTTACCTAATTCAATAGCTTTAGTAGCACCATTAGTCACATTTGTGACAACAAGGTTAACATTTGAACCAATAATCTTACTAGTAATACTATAAGTAAAGAAGTAGTTAAGACCAACAGTAGCAGTATTACCTGATACAATACTAGTAAGTTTAATACTAGCTTCTACTATATTAAGCAAATAAGATTCAGCAGAGAATCCGTCTGTATCACTAGCTGTGATTACAACAGAGTGATTACTGTTAGCAGAGAATTTATCTAGTTGCGGAATAGTAAGAACTCCAGGAGTATTAGTCCAACCTTCTTTTCCTTCGATAATATTATTACCATCAAGAGTAACAGTAATAAAATATCTCTTATTATTCTTACTAGAAGTAATAAGATACTCTAACTTAATATTAGTAGTAACAGTAGAATAAAGATAATTAATATTACCTTCTTTTACTATATTACCATTAGTAAGAGTAACCTTATCACCAGTAGTTCCACCACCGCCGCTTCCGCCACCACCGTGTTCGGCAAGCCAAGCAATATATCCACCTTGCTTCTTTAGTTCTTGTTCATGACGAACAAGAACGTCATTAAGACTTTCGCCAGTTACTCCTTCTTCTGCTACTTCAGGGTCGATAAGACGAGGGTCTTCAACAATAATACCGGTAGCTTTTCCAGAAGAACTTATATCCCAATTACCGGTTTTAGGATTATACCTTTTAATATTATCTGCCATAATTAACCAATATTATAAGTTGGAAATTTCACATTAATTATATCATTACCATTATTAGTTTCTCCATTACCACCAACAACTCCATAAGTTGGATTCAACCCTTGAAGATTAACATTGTACTTACCGGAGTTATTAAATATATTAGATAACTTCTTAACAGTAACTTGTAAATTAGGGTAATAATGTAAATCATCTACTTTACCTGGCTTTAAGAAATACTTAATATAGAAAGGATAACGTTGACCTGCATTAACTTTAGCCGTAACATCGTCTCTACTATTAATAGTAATACTAGCAGGAAAGAAATACCTTAACCACGGAATATTAGGACTAGGAAGTTCTTTATTACTAGTATGTTTATATCCACTAGCCTGACACATAAGATATACAGGAGCAGTTATTTCTTCTACTAATTGAAATGTACACAAGTGTTTCAACATATCAAAGCTAGTATTATTTTCCCAAGATTTAGGGAAAGATTGCCCTTTTAACGCACCTTCGGCAGTTTCCGTATATAATTCATCAGAATTAAAATCCTTCTTTAAAACGTCCGCAGTAACCTGTATGATAGGCTTCATAGAGCTGTTTTCGTTCTCTAAAATCGGATAACTGCAACTGTAAGTATGTTTGTGTCCGCCAAGACATAAACGGTAATTGTGGGTCTGTAAGAACTTTGAGAACCAATAAGCGTTAGCTTTAGTGGTATTGAAATTCAATCTACTACCACTTCTCTCAACACTAGTGTTTTCTTCATTATTCCAATAAAATGAATTAATAAGATTTTGAGTAATAATAGTAAAAGGCATTTCATGACAATAAGCTATCTTAGCTTTAGCATTAATAGCTTTTGCATCATCTCTTTCACACCATTGTCTTATTAAGTCATACATTACTCCGGTAGTAGAAAGTCCATAAACACTTCGTTCAGTATTAGAACTTATCTCACTATTAACACATAAGAAATGGGTATGACCAACATCGAATGAATATAATGATTCAACGAATATTTCTTTTCCTTCAACAGTAAATACAGGAGGATTATCTTCATCCATTTCATAACAATAGAAGAAACGAATGTTAGTAGCATTAATTTTAGAATCATCTCCACCGTCACCAAGAACATATACATTAGCCGGAGTTAAATCATTGTTACCAACAGTTACCATTTCAGCAATATCGTATAGTGGTTCTCTTCCTGCTTCATAATCTAACCATTCATTAATACGATTACCATTCTGTGTCATATCGCCAGTATTAATCATAAAGTAGCACACAGATATGTTACTATTTTCATATCTATTAAAGTCCTTCTTTATTTGTCCGGCAGTTATTCTCCATACATTATATTCATCCCAATTAAAGCCTTGTTGGTCGGAAGTCTGAACAAAGTTAAGAACTTCGCTCCCTGCATTTTCGCTCATAACTACAAATCTACGAATATCGCTCTTATAAGTTTCATCTCTACCTACATAATATTCGTAATAAATATTCTTATCCCTTGTATGAGTATCATATTGTTCTCCTAAATGAGTAAGTATTACTTTATGAGTAGTAAAAGGAGTACCATCAGTAGTTATTGCACGAATACGATTATAATATTTACGAATACCAGTCTCATTTTTAAATGATTCTACTTTAGTCCAATTAGTATAACTACCGTCACTTCTATATGCACGATACCATAAATACTCATCATAGTAACCTACTGACACCCAATTGAAACACCTACTAGCATCATCATTAGGTTCATTAGATTCATTAAAAGTATAACAAGCCTTTCTACCTAAAGTCATAGTAACCTTATTAGGTTTAGTATGGTCTAGTAAAGTCTTATTAAAGAATATATTCTTGTTCTCAAAGCTAGCACGTGGAGTATAAGAATCTACTCTAGGTATTATGTTTGCTTCGAGATTAACAAAGTACATATCATTAGCGTTATTTCTAGCACTAAGAGCTTTAGTAGCTTGCTTAACATTGTCCATAGTATAGTACTTAGTAAATAAGTACTTACTATCAAGATAACCATAAGCAGTATTTTCAGCAGCATCAACTTTATCAGCATCACCAGCATTTAAGATTTGAAGTCCAACTAAATCAATATAACCTTTAGATACCCTTATAGGGGAGGTCGTGTTATTATAAGGATTCGCAACAGAACTAGGTGACGTTCCCCAAGTCAAGAAAAACTTAGCTTTCTTATTATCAAACTTAATAAGATTACCATCACTAGCATACCATTCCATATCATAAGTCTCAACTTTAATACGAGTAGTATTAGTATTCATTACTGAACATTGAGCACCTCTAATTAAGAATGTCGAACCTGCTTTGATATTCCCCCATAAAGGGAGTACTTCCCAATTTCCACCTTCTGTACCATACTGTAATGATAGTCCATTAAGAGACACATCTTTACCTGTAAGATTACTAAGTTCAACGAAGTTATGAGAGCATGGATTATAACTATATTCATTACTAGTAATACCACCACAATACAAAGAGTTAATATATAACTTTTGTAGATATAGAGTAGTTACATATATCCAACCAGTTCCGGGTTCTTCTTGTCCACCAGTAGGTTCTGCTTGTGGTGTATCTAACTCTTTCTTATATACTACTAGCTGTCCGTTATTATTAACCTTAACACGATATACTTGTCCATTAGGAGCAACGAAGCCAATAGTATCTAATTTATCTAATGCTTCATAATCAATACTGCCGCCACCACCTGAACTAGTACCAGTAAGATTAACAGGTTCTCCATTAATCTTAGTATATAAACGTTTTACATCAGTAGCAATTAGAAGTTCGTAATCTACAAAATTATTAAAGTTATCTTGGATTTCTTTAAGAGTACCATAATGCCCACGAACCGCTTTAGTATTTGGTTCATATTCATCTGTTTCAGGTTCAAGACTTTCACCAACAGCAGCAACTCTAATTGCTAATTGTCCAGTATTAGGGTCAATAGGAGTATATTCTTTTAATATAGACTTAGTAAAAGTATTACTAACATGACCGGGATTTATAATTAAATCTCTCTGATGGACAATAGTATCAAGATACTTTTGTATCACTTGAATAGATTGAATTATAGGAGCTAGCTTTTCATCTTCTTCAAGAGCTGCTCCTAATCCAGAAGTATCTACCCAAAGAGCATTTGTATTAGCAGGAGGATTGTCTTGTATATAAACAGTTTGAACTGGTTCATCTCCACTACCTTGTTGCTTAACTACAAGATTCTTGTTTTCAATACCTCCATTAAACCAATACTCATTAATAATATTATTTTGTTTAATACCTACTGTAAGACCTACTGAACGTAATTCAGGAGGCAATTCTTTCAGAGCTTCTGCAATACTATTATAAGGTCCATACTTAGCATCAACATCAGGTAGAGGATTATAATTATCATCTACGCTATTGTTAACAAGAGGTTGACCTATACTTATTCCTTTTCTCATATTATTTATTTCTACAAGTTATACGAATATCATCATCGAATATAGAAGGAGAATATAAGAAGAATACATTATAATGAATACCATCATAAATTCCACCTGGATTATTTGTCTTATAAGCACCTTCTTCTCCGTCCCAAAGAGTAGTAACAAGAGTAGTACCATATTCAGCTTTAACAAGAGTCATTAACTCATCAGGTATCAATAAATAATGGATTTTCTTTTTCTGTTTAATAATAAAAGTATTATTATTACTTCCCGTAATAGTTCTAGGAGTGTTACCTTCAATAGCCATGATATCATTAATAGACATTTTATCAAATACTTGTGGAGCAATATCCGTATGTCCATAATACATTACGTTCATAGCAGGAACAGAAACACATTCTACAATATAATCATTAGAGTAATAAGTCTCTCCATCTTGTCCTTCTACACTAGCTCTGAATATATAAACTTGTCCTACTTCTGCATTAAGAACTAATTCATTGAACTTAACAGGACTATTAACAGATAAACCTGAAGCTATTATATTTTCTCTTTCATTAATTACTTGATAAATAGTAAGAGTATCTTCAACTACATATTCTCTATTAGCTATGACAAAATTAGCTTCATTATATTTTATCTTTTGAGAACCAGTTATAGTAATAGGTATATTTAGTTCAAATATCATAAATACTGGTTTCTCATCAGTAGTATATTCATCACAACCGAATTGTAGAGAACTATTAATGTAATTAATAAGTAAATCTGCTTGCTTCCAATACCCTAGAGTATAAGCTGCACAAGCAGATTGAAACATATTCCAACAGTTAATTACTTGACGATTGATACCTTTACAAGTAGAAGTACAATCTTTAATCATATCTACTCCTAAGTCACTTAACTTAATAAGTAGTTTTTTATAAACACAATTATACTTACTTGGAACATCAAGATAAGTATACATTCCATCTTCGTTCTTTCTCATTGCATTACTATTAATTCGTTATACATTGCAATTAGATTTTGCTGTTGTTCTTCACTAAGTTTAGATTCTACATTAGACATATTACTAAGAATAACCATAGCATTATATCTACATATATCTTCATTAGTAAGAATGAATCCAATGTTGGAGAGGTGTACAACTTGTACACCTCTATCAACCAATTTGCTTTTTACATTATCGAAGTTTATGTTCATTACTTTAATGTATTATTTGTTATATAAGTTATGTAAGACTGAAACTTCAAGTCTATTTTATTATTAAAACTAGATATTTTATCTTCTTTACTAAGATTATCATTAAACACTATCTCTATTATAGACTTCTCTACTGATGGCATCCAATCCTTTTTCATATTATCACTAGCCTTTACTCCATTAATCTTATATAAAGCTAAGCTAGAGAATACACTGTAAAACTCTGCATTAACTATATTATGGATATTAGCAAGTATATTATCTTTATTAGTATGGATATGGTTATTAATAACAGTATTAGTAACGAACATTGTCAATCTCATTGCCGAAGCGAACATAGAATCTTCTATTGCAATCTTACATTTGTCCTTATCTTTATCTATGATATTCTTTGTAATATCAGTAATAAACGTTGAGACTTGTAGTAATGACTTAGATACTTCATCAAGAGTATTGCTAATAGAACTAACAAACTTTTCGCTTTCAGTCTTTTTCTTATTGTCCAACCACTTATATAGTAGTAGGAAAATAGAAATAGTTATCAAGGAACTCAAGCCTTGATTAAGAGCAGATTCGATAATTTCCTTCATCCCTATTTATGATTAAAGGGATTACTACTAATTTTAACATTAATAGCAACCCCTTTATTAAACTATTACGAGTTATATTTACAATATCTTCTTTAAGCTCCTGCTGCTGCCGGAGTATTAACAGATGCAAATATTGCTTCAAGAGTAGCTATTTGAGCAGCTCCTGTCGGAATAGCAAGATGAATAATAGTTTTAACATTTTCGGTACTACCACTACGAAGGTCACGATGAGGATAAAAAGTTAGCGTAAATACTGTCCAACCACCTGCATTAGAGAACTCCGGCAAAGTATATAACTTACGAGCATCATTGCTAGTAGAATTAATACCTTCACCACCAATACAGCGAATCTGTAATTCTTTAAGAGCAGCATCATCATTAATTGGTTTTACAGCTTTTGTAGTAGTAATAGTTACTCCAAACAATGAATCTCCTGCAATCAGATTCCATGCTTCATAATCAGTACCAGTTACGGTAATTTTAGCAGCGGTAACACTAGCAGTAAATCCTTCATTCTTACCAAGAGAATTAAGTTGAGTACTTAACTTCTTAGCAATAATAGCAGCAGTATCACCTTCACGAGCACGCTCACTAGCCGACCACTTATAACGTTCATTAAGAACAGTATGAGCTTTAGCCATAGTTAACGTATAATCCTTTCCTTCTACGGGGGTAGGAACAGTAATTTCCGCACTAAATTTAGTTCCGGCAACATAGACACTCTTAACATAAGAGAAACGTCTAGTATCAATATCAGATACAATATTGGTATACTTGCTCTTATTAGCAAATGCTCCACCACCAACAAACAAGGTAAACATCGGAATGTTCTTAGTAAGAGCTTTCGAGATGATTGCACCTTCGTTGTCGTAAAGAGCAACAGCACCCTCTGTAATACCTGCTGCATTAACAGCAGCTAAAGTGGCGGGAGTAGTAGCTAATGCAACATTACCTGCAAACAACAGTCTTTCCATTTTATTCTAATTTAGATAATTCGTTTGAAACTTTCTCATAACTATTATTATTAGAGATAGCATTAAAGGTATTAACAGCTCTCTTAATAACTTCGTGCATAGCAACATCTGATAGTTCATTCGTAGTATCGGTTGCAATACTAATTAGAGTAGGATACTTAATATAATTAACTAAGAACTTATCTATTTCAAATGTTGCAATCACTTCAATATTAGATTCAGTCTTATAACATATAGGACTTATAACAATAGACTTTGAATGATAATCGTTCATCGTTTCACTCACTAAGTCTAAGTCTATCAATCTGCAACGATAAGACTTATCCCCCTTAAAGGAGTAGACAGATGTATAGAACATGGGTGTTGGATAGTCGTTTAACTCTATCTTATAACCAGTACCAAACATTATATCTCCTTGTTCAGCTTCAATCTTAATACTAGTATGAAGAGGACTAAGTTCTGTTAATCTTATAACGTTATCAGAGATACCATCGAGTTCATGATTACCTTTACGAGAGAAAACATCTTTCACATATTCGATAGTCTCTAAGTTGATTATTTCGTCTACCTGTTCGGGAAGTATTGCTCGCACAGTTTTCATGCCCATTTGTTGAGCTAGAAGCATGAACTCGTTATGTATCTCTGCTACTTTCATAATAAATAGTTATTATAATTTTAGTTTAGTTTCAAGTGCTCTTTTATAATCAGCATTTTCGGGATTACTGAAATAAGCCAACGCTTCTTTCATGTTAGCTCCGATAAATCCACCTTCGGGAGTAAGAACAGTTTGATTAACATCAGAACGAACTAGCTCACCTTTGGCAATAGCTTCTTCAATGAACGCTTGAAGCTCAATTTGTGAATTGTTAAACAGTTTGTTGAATTTCTCCGGCTCTTTAATTGCAAAGTCATCAAGCATCTTTTCTTGGATAGTTCTATCGAGTAACAAGTTAGATAATACATCCTGTTTGTTACTAGCAGAATAACATACGAAAATAGCTTTGAACTTAGCATCGTTATCAATAGCATCAAGATAATTACGTCTTGCTTTGTTGGCTTGAATACGATTACGTTTAAGACGATTGTTTTCTCGTTGTTCATCTTTAATATAGAATTTAACACGAGGGTCGAAGCTAATAATAGCTACGTCTTTAGCTACAATCGGATAAAGTAAACAATGACGATATGCTAAGTAATCATCTACTTTAATAGGATGTCCGTATTGATAACGAGTTGCTTCAAGAGCATTAATCTTAGTTACATATTTAGCAATAGCATCCTTCAACTGTTTAGGATTAGACTTTTCAGCATTATCATATTCTTCGATAATCTCTGTTTCATCTATCTTATAGTTCAGATAATCTCTTTTCTTATTCCATTGGAAAGAACAATTAAGTTTCTTTCCTTCACCATCAACAGGAATAGATATGCTATTGAACCAACGTTGAACACGAGTAATATATTCCTGTGAATTAACAGAGCAACCAACAAGAGAAGGCATATACGCTTCCATTTCTTTATAGTTGCTAGTTAAGATTCTAGCTGAATTAATACTACCACCAATGCTATCGTGACGGTCAACGATATATCTAGCATTAACTTGACGATAAACAGAATTAATAGTAATATCAGTAGCAAGAGCTATTGTAATATATCTTTCTTCTAAGAAGTCTCTATCTAAACCATCTTCTTTTTTAAGAAGTTGTTCATAGGTTTCTCTAGGAGTTTCCGGAGCTTTAGCCTGTGTAGTAGCACTAGGACTATTAGTTGGATTATTTAGACTACTGCCGAATGTTCCGGCTTTTGGTGCTTGTCCTTCCATTATAATTTCAATTTTAATTGTTTAACTTAGAGTACGCACTCCAACATGAACATCTTCTCTTGTCTATCTACTTGCAGACCACGAGACATTTTAACTTCATATTGAGACTTATCAATATCCGTAGATATAGAATTGCTAGGAACAGAACCCCAAGACGGTGGAATAGGAGTAAGACCTTTCAATACACCAACAAGGTAAGACTGACCTTTCATACGTACCATACGAACATTACGATTTCCGTTATATACAGAGTTGTCAATGAACATCAGTTTGTGAGATGTCATAGGCAAACCAGTACGAGGATGAATAAGTCCATTAGCTTTTGCTGTTTCAGCAATAGGAGATTTATCCAAGAAAGGAAGATGAATACAAGTAACAGTATGTCCGTCAATAGTTTTATATTTACGGAAGTATTTACCATAAGTAAGACCACCACCTTCTTCACCAATCATTTTCTCTCCAAGAGGAGTAATAAATCCTTCGGACTTAACATCTTCACGGATAGCCTTATCGAAATCTTCGATACCGCCTTTACCTGCATATAGAGTAATCTCCATAGAACCAGTATCAGTATCCTTATCAACTACATCACCAATAGTTCTTTTTAGCTTGCTAAGAGGCAAGTATTCACCATAAGTATCGTAGTTAGATTCTTCGAGGATTTCAAACATACCAGCAGTTTCAGGAATTGGTTGGTCGTTATCCCAATCCTTCATATCAATAGTACCATTAACAGTACGATTGTAACGAGATGTCCACAAGTCAATCTCATTAGAGATACGCATCTGAACATCGAACTGACGCATTTCTTCGTTAATCCAACGAGTGTCAGTACCACCACCTTTAGTCTTGAAAGCATAGCTAACAATAACATTACTAATGTTACCTGCAATTTCCTTGCTATAACGCTTGAATCCTAGCTGGGATTTCATAACACCAGGTCCCATTACATTAGTCTTGTTACCCTTAGAATAAGATTCAGGAATAGACGGAGCTAACATACACCAATACTTACCTTTTTCAAGATTAGCAGGGTCAACATAAGCACTTTTATCAGGATTCTTTAGCTGCAAAGAATACAGATGTCCACCATGACTACCAGCACCATGGTCTCGCATTACACGAACAGCAGTCTTACCATCAGGAGCAAGCAAACCGTACTGTTCAATAATAAGACCAGTAGCAAACTCAACCTTAATAGGTTTACCACCAATACCAGGAGTAGTATCACCAGTGTCAGACCAAACAATATAATCATTGAATCTCTGACGACCCATTGTCTTCCAAGTCCACTCAACAGTAGTAATATCACGAACACCAGCAGCACCTTGTCCTTCTGTAAGGAAAGTTAGCGGGAATCGGTCATCTTCCATACCATAAGTGTAAGTCAGGAAGTTGTTAATCTCTTCCGGTTTTTGAATCATTAAGGCAGCAAGAGATTGCTCATTAGAGTAACCTCTATCATCATATCTACCTCTTTCGACTTCTCTTAATCTGTACATATTTGTTTTAATTTAGTTAGTTCAAGACTAGTTGGTCATTATCAACTGTCTTAGAATTATTACCTTTACTATTGATAATAACAGTCCTTTTACCAGTAGTTTGTGCTGCGGTAGTTCTAATAGATAGAACTTTCTGCTTATTAACAGCCATACCGACAAGACTAGCATAATCGCCACCAGTAAACCTAAGAAATGCTTTAAGTAAATCATCCTGCATACGAGCATTAGAATCAACTTTAGCTTCGTCTAACATATAGGCTGTATTACCTTCATTGTCAACAGGAGTAGACACATACTTCAAGAAGTCTTTGCGACTAAGCATTACTTTCTTTCCGTCTTTGTTACACTGAATCTGTTCAGGAATACTATAACCTAATAGTTCGCCTTTACTAATAGTCTTTTCTACATTATCCCAATATGCTTTCTCTTCGGCAGCAGCAGCAGCTTCTTTAGCTTCTACTTGTGCTTTCTGTTCAGCAAGTCGAGATTCATAAATGCTATCAACAGCTTCTTTAGATTCAACAGCAGTATCATAAAGAATACCGGCGTTCTTACAATAGTCAATGAATTTATTTACATCTCCTTTTTTACCACTAAGTTTCCATTCTTCACGAATGAAAGTAGCTTGTTGTTCTTCGTTATCTTTACTAACAGTAATCTGACTTCTATCAGGAATTTCTACGAAGTCGTCAAGAGTACCGTTAAGTTTAAGATGATTAATAACTTGTTCTACTTGCGGATAAGTTTCAAACAGATTATTAAGAGCAGCAGTTTGAGCTTCTGCAATTCTATTCTGAATTACTGTATCAACATAAGCAGCAATACCTTCTGTATTATTATCGAATACAATAGGATTACCATTCTCATCTTTAAAGTCAGAACCGAAACGAGTTTGTAATTGTTCAAGAACACTTGGTTCAGAACCATTTTGAGATATAAGTTCAGCAAGTTCAGCAGCAGTACGAAATACAGTTCCATCGGCAGCAAGAGCATTACCGTTAGCATCAATAGTATAATCTACACCATCAACATTTATAGTATCACCTTCTGATAATACCACTTCTTCCCCCGTAGAGGAGCTTCCTTGCTGTCCTTCTCCTTGTCCCTGTTGTCCCTGTTGGTTTTCACCTCCATTATCAACAGTACCAGTATTAGCACCTTCGCCTTGTCCTTGTTGTCCTTCTTGTCCAGCACCTTGTTGTCCCTGTCCGGCAGGATTGCCGTTAGCACCAGAGCCAGTACCTTGACCTCCAGTATTAGCAGTATCGCCATTATCAATACTACCAGTACTTAAATCTAAATCATTATTACTACTAAAAGTTCCCATAATAAATATGTTTTGATTATTACTTTCACTCAAATGTAATCTAATAATATGAGAAAGCAAACTCTTACCAGTCTGAATACTCTTATTATTAGGTTTAGAATTGCCCGTATTTGTATTTAAGTATTACTAGAGCTAATCTTATCAGCAGAAACTTTGCGTTCGATACAGGGCAAAAAAATGAGCCATTTTAAGACCCGTCACGGCATTTTAATGCTTTCCTTTACAGTTCATCCATTCGATAGGGTAAATGCAACAGAGGCAAAGGAAATGCTATCTACGTCGATTCTATGGGTACGAAAAACCCTACGGAAAGTTCCGTAGGGCACGTCTGAATCATAGAGAATGGTATATAGCTAATTATAACTTAGTATTCACTTCTTAGTAGAACTAGATTTAGACTTAGGACTATCATATCTATTCTTATTCTCTTTAGCTATCTTTAGTTCATTATCTCTATCTAACGCAGAGTTAATCATATCTAAATCCTTAGCTCGTTTCTTTTCATTTAGTTCAGCTTGTTTCAATGATAGTTCGGCAGAATTATCTTGTGGAGCAGCTTGTGCAGGTTGATTAGCTAAAGCAGCCATAGCAGCTTCGGTGTCCATTCCTTTAGCAAGTAAATCATAATAACCTTTGATTTCTGCTAGTCTAGCGTCTTGTTCTCCTTTAGCAGCTATCTGTTCAAGAACAGCTTTATTCTTAGCTTCTTCTAATTGTTGGTCTAATTGTCTAAGTGATTCTTCATTCTTCTGACGAATCTCTTGATAACGATTAATAGCTAGTTTAAGACTAGATATATTACCGGAAGTAATAGCAGCAACAGCAGACATCAAATCTCCATTTTGACTAGCATTGAAAGCCCACTCTTTAAGTTGTTCAAACTTCTCTGTTTCTCTATCAGAGTTTTTAGCTTTGATTACATATTGTCCGAGAGTATGATTATTTACATTAAGAGAGACATATTGCTTTCTATCTGACTTATCATAGTAAGAAGTATCTAATCCGTCTATCCAAGCTAATTTGGAATTATTTAAATCTATTAGATATTCGTCCTCACGGAACTTATCGAACATATAGTTAATAATAACTGTACCCATTGAACCACGAATAATAGCTTCTTCTGTTGTACCTTTACCAGCGCTAGTTGCTATCTGTCCATAACGCTGTGGTGTCATATCTACCATTTCACGAGCACTAGCTTTAATAGATTCAATAAGATTAGATATTTCAGTAATATAACCAGATATATTAGCGTCAAGCATTTTAATAGATTGTGCTTTAGTACTATTAATATCTTCTGCATCATCATACGGGAATATACCTTCTGCCGCTATATTATAGATAGCTTCTTCTGCATCTTCTCCAAATAAAGATTTAGCTGCGACAAGAATAAACATCTTGTTCTTAGCTATCATCATCTCTCTATGATAAGAGAAGATATTGATTAATATTTGGAATGGAGTAAGTATTTCTACAATAGAGAATCTTCCCATTTGAGGAAGTACTTCTTGAAGTCCACAATACTGCAATCTAACATCATCATCTAATTGGAAAGGAATAGGTTTAGCACCACCTGGATATATACCAAAACGTTGACCTCCTATACGATAACCTTCGTAAACTTGTGGTTTATATACAGAAGTTATCTCAATATGTCCAAGTTCAGGATTAAATTCAAAATCATCAGGAACAATCATCTCATCAACTAATCCTACCTCATTAATGTACTTTAGTATCTTAACTTGTGTATAACCTCTCCAATTAACATGCCATACTTCTAAAAGTTCTCCGTTCTTTAATCTTAAATCATAACCATCAGAAGGAAATATCTCTCTATTATCATTCTCATAGCTCTTACACTTTTCAGGAAAATAATAAGTATAAGCATTAAGACTAAGTGTACGAGTAGCACCAACTGTACTAGGATTATAATACTTAGTTATAAACTCTAGTTCTTCATCTGATAGTTCATCAGAGAATTGGTCTATTACTTGATTATAACTCATCAACATTCTACGAGCTACAATATCATACTTAGATACCATTTGCTCTCCATTAGGAACAGGAAACATATCAGTAGTTGGAACCCACTCTTTAACTAGCTTTTTACCACGAACAGTATGGAAACTATAAACTTCCCCTGTAACGATATAGTTAAAGTACTCAACTGGAATTATTGTCTCGTTATTAAGAACATCATCAATAACTTCTAATAGTTGCTGAGCTTGTGCACTTATTTCATCTATATAATTATCAATAAAGTTCTTTTCAAACTCTTCTGCATCAGCTGCTAATTGTTCAGGGTCAACCTCTTGTATTGGTTGTCCTTGAGCTTCTAGTTGAACATTTTCAGCTTGTTGTTGCTGTATTCTCCTTTGAAGTTCTTGTTGAAATGCTAACATAGCTCGCTTAACTATATCTTCTCGAATAGCAGCATCACGAGCCATAATGATTTCAGGATTATTAGCACCAACAATAAATTCATGTTGAGATTTAACGTATTCTGATAAATAACGACGAACTACATCATTAATAATATCAAGATTCCTTAGAGTAGCAGGAAATCTTTTAAAGTTCTCCTTCGTAGCATTATAAGGGTTAAGTGTTTTACGATAGAACTCGTCAGGCATTTCTCCATGAAGTATTTCAAGAAGTTGTTCCGTCTTAGTTCTATCATTACACGCTAGTCCGGCAGCAATACAATAATCTATTGTTCTACCAGCCCAGTATTCATCCTTTTCAGAATTAGGAACACGCTGTTTAGGCATGTCCCCAAGTCGAGCATTTAGCTTAGCATCAATCATAACAATTCGCTTAGTTTAATAAGTATATTAATGTACCAATTAATAGCACCCGTACTTATTACTATAACTAGCATTAATACGAATCCTATCATTCCGCCAAGCAATGTAGCTAAAATATCCAAGAAATCAAACTTACCGCCATACATTTTATCTTTAAATTCCATGCCTACGGCTAAGCCTACTACTAACATTATTCCTAGTAATCCACATGGGATTGCGTAGAGGAAATGTTTTAACCTGTTGCTTTCTGTTAACCAACTCATAATTAATAACGTTTACGATTCCAAAAGTTTTCTTTCTCTGTTTGCACTCTCTGTCTATGTTCAAGCTGCTTTTTAGCAAACTTATCATTAGCAGCCCATTCAATACCACGAACAATCATTTCAGATACACGGTCAAAGTTACCAGTATTAGACCATTTCTTTAACTCTAGTATAGACTGATAATCATATATAGTATGAAGAACAAGCATATCACGACCGTCCTCGAACTTCCCTATGGGGGAATACAACATTTCCTTTAACATTCTAAGACCATCAAGTTTAACTGTCTCACTACTAATATCATAACCAATAGTATTAATCTTCTTAGTATTAATATTAGTATCCCATAAATGAACTGGGTGATAACCTAAGTATCTAACAGCTTTCCACTTTTTAAAATTACTAACTGTTTCACCACGATTAATCTCGACATTAGTTGTACCAAGACAATTATAAGTAATTGCAAAGCAATAACAGATTCTATCTGCTTTCTCTAGTTCATCAGGACGACCATAATACACAGCACATAATCTAGGACGATAACCATTATATATACAAGGATTCATCCAAACTTTAATACTATTATGTGAATGTTTATTAGTAAGTTCTTTCTTATCTTTATCAATACCAACAGGGTCATAACTAATACTATATATTCCCGGTGGAGTACCTTTAGTTAGCTGACCTGTCTTTTTATCTATGTATTCTACTTTAATTGGATTAAACCATTTACGAATACAACCTTCAGGGTCTTCATTAGAATGACGAGGAACATTCTTAATATAATCAAAGTAATCCTTCTTAAATACACCACCAGTAGCAGCAATACGTTCATTAGGAATAAACTCGAAGTTATCCGAATCATATTCTACAAACTTACCATCTATATAGAAGTTATATTTATTAGACATTTTTAGTTCTTGCTCCCATTCATCTAATATCTCACTACTAAATATATTCTCACTTACAGAACTAAATGATTCACTAGGCATATTAGCATACTGTCCACAATAACTAATAAACTTAGCGAATGATTTACTCTTAGCTTTTTCAGCAGCACGTTCTTCTTCTGCTATTTGAAAACCAAGAGCTATATCAGAATTACCATCATCATCAAGAGAAGTAAGAGTAGCGATTTGATTATCATCGCCAATCTTATAACCTTCAAGTCCCCAACAATAAGGTTTAAAGTAACCACATACTTCTGCTCTACTATCTTTATCCCATACATTTTCAAATGCCATAAAGTTTCTACCTCTAGGGTCATAAAAGTTTTGCTCAAATGTTACCCAACCTGCATTAGCTTTACCAGCAGTACCCCAAGCATTAAGAAAACCAGTAGTAACAGAACCAGTCTTTAGAGTAGGTTCAGTTACATCCATGAAATCATCGAAGTTCTCAAACTCTGACATTTCCTCACACTTGATTTCTCCGGCATCTTTACCAACAGCAGCAGAAGGATTGTTCTTAGTAGATACAGATATACAAGCACTATTCCAACTGTTATCGTCAATAATAGCTGTACTAGGGTCTTTATAACCTAATATAAAATCACTAGCATCAATCTTAGCTATACCTCTAGCAAAAGGAGTATTAGATTCATAGAAGATAATTTGCTTCTT